GTGGCGGCGTCTGAAGCATTGTCAGAATTGCCGTTTTCACGTTGGCGTGGAATAGCATACGATTATAGATTTTTGCTTGATCGTTGAGACCGGCGTGATAATAGGCTGGTTCGTTATTGAGAGGAACTGCGCTAAGAACATCTGCCATCATCACAAGTAACACTGATTCAAGGGTTTGGACGGAGGACCATTGGGGTCCGTCGTGCCACGTATTAAGGATAGAGAGACAGACCTTGCCTTCAAGATACATATTTGGATTGAACCGCGTTTTACCGTCTTGGGTCAGTGTTTTTACCTTGATGGGCGAAAAGGGATAGTCGGTAGGAAAGTATATGTCAAAGAAGTAGTAACCACCGTAGTATGGGGTATCCTTCTGTCCTAACAACATAGCAGTGCCATGATAGATATTTGACTCGTCGCTGTGAAAGTAGATACCGGTTTTTTCAAGAGTTTCTTTGGATGGACCGGTTACATGGGCAACATCGCGCATAATACGTTTATTGGTAGCACTCATCCTTAGAGGTTTACGACGAGTCCTCTTTATATTCTCGTAAGGCGGATAGAAAATGAAGAGGCTCACAGCCGGTAACAGAGACACCTTCATTTTTTAAGAATGTATAGATACCTTCATCAAATACGGCAATCTGTCCTGGCGTTGTATGGGGAGTTCCGTCTGTGCGAATACCATAAAATAAATGGACCGGTACACCTTTATTGTTCGCAATCATAAGTGTCGATAAAAGCGTATAAAATGAGATAGTTACGTATTTATGGAGAGGGTATGCGGCGTGAAGAGCGTAGAGAAACTGGCAGATGTCGCGTCCTTTCTTGAAACAGAGGTCTCCTTCATCAAACCAACTTCCTGCGTTAATAATACAGGTATTATCAACAGGGCAACCAATACAAGAAAATCCGAAATCAAGAAGGGTTATATCCTGTTTACAGGTATAGGGTCCGTATCCTTCTATCTCTAAATCGGATACCCATTCGTCTGTATGGTGTCGAACAAATAGATTATTTAATTTAATATCTCGGTGGTTGAATCGTAGTTTTGTTTGTAAAATATGTAGACAATGGGCGAGTTGTATAAGAATGTCTATGATGATATCTTCATTCTCTTTCGCAGCGTTGTGTGATACATGGGATGGCTTGAGATGTAATTGTAAGTAGCGTTGAAGCGTATGCCCGCGAAGCATTTCCATCGTTATCCATACCGATTCGAAATCGTGAACTGTATTGGCGGCGTGACCCTGGCGAGTATAGCCGACAACTTCGTAGAGTTTTGGAACGCGTTGAGGATGTCCTGCAGTTTCAAACACTTTCAGTACAAGAGCGTGTAGAAATGCCTCAGCAAGGATACTTTTAAGTTCCTCCTCGTAGGCGATACGGGAAGTACGGGGGCTTCCGTCCCGCTCATCGTCTGTGATTCGTAGACGTACGTCTTTGATACAGATTTCTTCCATTGCTTTATCACGTAAAAGGTGGACTATTCCGTTGGTTTTCGCATTTTCGGGTCGGTAGATACCGCGGGTACCGAGATAGATATTTCCGTAACTGCCATCGTCGATACGTCTTCCTCGTGTATAACCTGGCATATAAGGACCGAAGGTAGGATCTTGAAAAAATGTATTTAACAGGCGAAGATCCTCACCGTTTTCGTCCTGTTTTTTACGTAGTATTTTCAAGTCCGACCATTTAGGAACGAGCTTTTGTACTGCTTTGAGAGTATGAGGGACAATACAATTTCCCCACCCAAAGCACCGCAAATCGTAGCTCATTCCTCCTAGTTTTTATTCTGGTTTTTGTTTATCGTTGACCGCTGTCATCGAATTTGTGCTACTTGCGTTGTTATTGCTGTTATTTTCCTGGATGCTAGGAAGTTTGCCTGTGTTTTTCGCCTTTTGTTCGGCAGCTTCGGCAGCTTTAATCTCCGCATGTGTTTTCGCTTTAAGGGCGGTCTCTCGCTCATACGCTGCCTTATGGACGGCTTCATTTTCCATCATTTGTTCCTTTGTTCTCGCAACTTTCGGCTCGTTCACTGCGCCGATTTTTAATGCATTACGCGCATTCTTCGTATTTTTTGTTGTTGCGAGACGGCGTGTCTCATTGCTTGATAATCCTATAGTGCGGGAGCGTCGTGCTTCGGTTGCCATTTTTGCCGCTTCGGCAATACGCACGCGCTCTTTTTCTATTGCTTCCTGTTTCTTTTGTTTGTTTCGTTCGCGTCGTAGATTACGTGTAGTGTTTCGTCGTGTGCCTACATTATCACTTGGCGCTTCATCGTGCCCTGTAGTATTGAGCATTTCAACGCTATGTGCTGCGGCATCTGGAGAAAGTTTTGCCCCTTCTATGACGGTTCCAGATACTTCTGAGCTGGGTGGAGTTATTTGGTCGAATCCGCTGGCGGTGCCTGATGGCGGGGGTGCGCCGGTACCGACGGAAGACGGGGCAACTGTAGATGCCGCAGCAGATGCCGCAGCCGCCGTCCCCTCCTGTTTCTTAAGCCAATCGTAAATTTCGGATGTAGATTTGCTTAATATAGTTAACATAGCAAAAAGGTCAATATTCGATTCAAATGATATACTTGTTTTGAGCGTGTTCCAAAACGTTACAAGTGCCGCAGTAGGTACATTAAAAATCTCTTTTTGTTTATCCGCTTGGTCTCCTAATTTCGCCTGGACCGCGTTGAATTTATCGGCAAAAGAGTCGCTAAACATAGGAAAATTTGGATAGTTCGCAAGTTTGCCAAGAAAGAATAGATGGTGGAAAAGGCATAAGAATGCTATTTGTTTTGTAATAATATCAGAAATATCATTGTATTTTTCTCCTATTTTCAAAATAAATAGTTTTGTATTAATATCAAGAACAGTACTATTAGGATTCGTCATAATTTTACGTACTGCTTCACCGTTTATCGCCACAAGCTCGGTAGGCGGAAGCCCCGACGACCCTTGAAACATTGTAATATCGGCGATTGTATCTTCACCCGCCGGTGCCTTTCCTACAAGAAGAATCGGATCTGTATGAATATTAAGCCCCTTTTTTCCCAATTCATCGACAGTAATTATAGTATAGGCACCGTCGATTCCGCCCCCGTCCTGCCCTAAGTCATATGTCGGGAATGCTAGAAGTTCATCTAAACCGTCCATATGTCTTCCTACCAAGGGCTATTTAAATTCTTGACAAAATTTGATACCTTAATTCTTGGTAGTGTTAGAGGACAGGCACCAGATGGACGAATATGCAAATGAGGTTGAGGATGAAATCGTAGAGGAGGAGTATGACGAGGGGGATGTTGTCGAGGAAGTGGAGGAGGAGCAAACGGAGCAGCAGCGCGCAGAGGCGGCAGATGTTGTGAAACTCTTCAAACAGCATCCCGAGATTTGGATTCCGTATGAGGAGCAAATTCAGGAACGCCTTGTGATTCAGCCACCCGGTGGCGCAAGTGAAGTTTTATCAACGGATATGATTACGTCTCTAAGGGATATTTCTCTACTCGATACAAATCATACAACCTATCCATTTCTCACAAATTACGAGAAGACGAAGTGTATTAGCTTTCGCGCCAGTCAGCTAAATAATGGCGCGAAACCGTATATTCTTGTACCAACGGGTGTAAACGATTCGTACATGATTGCGAAGATGGAACTGGAAGCCCGCCGGCTACCAGTGATTATTAAGCGCCCACTACCTGATAGTACATATGAAGTATGGCGTCTCAATGATTTACTCATGCTTTAAAGCACTTTACCATACCTGAATACGCTGGTCGGCAGGAATATAACCGGGGTCCGATTCGGTAATATCAAAGGCGTGATAGAATTCGGCAAATTGTCGGACAATCAGATTGACACGAAGCTGTGCGGGGGCGTGTTTATCAAGAAGGAGTGATTGGGCGGCTTTTTTCGCACGGTCCTTATTTCGCCACGAAACCGCATAACTTGTAAAGAATTCCTTATAGGCTTTCTTTTTAGCAGCGTCATTATATCTACCTTTTTTGAATTCAAGTTCAAGTGCTTCAAGTGCGATAGAAACACCGCCAAGGTCGGCAATGTTTTCTGAAAGGGTCAGTTCTCCATCAACACGTCCTCCCATATAGGTCGCTTTGTTGAATAAATGGACGAGCGCCTGAGACATTTTCTTATATGTTTGGGCGTCTTCGTCGGACCACCAATCGTTCATGACGCCGGACTTATCATATAGGCGCCCGTCATCATCGAATCCGTGGGTAATTTCGTGACCTATAGCCGCTCCTATACCGCCAAGATTCCACGCTTCACTACGTTTCATATCGAAGAAAGGAGGTTGTAAAATACCTGCGGGTATAACCATCATATTCTTATCGCTATAGTAAAATGCGTTCACCTCAAAGACTCCGTCTTCCCAATTATCTTTTTCGTTGATTTTACCTCGTTTTAGTTGTTTTAACATAGTATCCGTATCGCGTTTCGCAAGATTAAATAAGTTCAACAACATACGATTATTGTGAATAGGAAGATTGTCGAGTTCAAACACCCATTTATCAGGATATGCAACTTGGAAAAGCATTGCCTTTGATTTTTCGATTGCCCGCGTTTTTGTCGCGGCGGTCATCCATTTTAGTTCACGAATTCGTTGAATTGTAGCGGTGCGTAGATTTTCGACAAGTTGAATTGCGTTTGTTTTTAATTTAACCATTACCGCATCGGATACAAATGCGTGACCCAGATTCTGAGGAATGTTCTCTTTGAGAATATTAAGCATTAGGAATCGTTGTGGTATCTTTTCGGTTGTGCCCTGTAGTTGTCGTCCCCATAATTGAAAATGTAGGTCGTCAAACGGTGGCGGGAGGTATTTCATAAAATGTACGAGCGTTTGGGCGCGCATCCAAGTACACCAGGTTTTCATAGAATAATGTAAAAACATACGATTCAAGATGGAAATATACGATGTGTTTGTTATAATATATGTCGCGTTCGACGCCATAGCGGGGGTCATACCCCACTCAACCATCATTGTTTTCCAAGGGACGTTCGGATACAGGCGTGTTAATTCGCTTAATGTAGACGGTTCATAATGGAACGCAACGTCCTCACGGTCATTTTCGGGAGATAAGTATGGCAATAGATTTGCTTCAAGGGATGCCGCCGACTCTAACTGCTCGACGTGAAGTAAACTACCGATTGTTTTGAGTACATGAATATATGAATGAATCGCTTTATTATCGGCACCTTTCTTATACTGCTGTTTCTCTGGCAAGCCGAGTTTGGGCTCATAGATATATACGCACCGCTTGTTAGGAATATAGCGGTCATTGGCAACTACGAAACTGACAGGCGCATTCGACTGAATACGATTCAGTTTACCAATCATACGCGCAACATCTTCGGGACCAGCCAGGCATTCAAAAAGGGACGAAAGTCGCTGGATATCGTAAACATTGTTTATTTGATATTTGTGAGTTATAATACTTGTTACAAGGAGGCTGAACGGGTCTTTGGGTTTGTTTTTGACAAGTTTGTCAATCTTATCAAAGAGCGTGTTCTCAACGCGCGTTTCAATCTCATCGCTGACAGATACACTTGAATCATACGGCTTGATTTTTGCGGAATCTTGCCAAGTATGATTGATATATGTATAAAAATCAAGACCTCTTGATGCCGTAATATCGGCATGTGGAGGGTTAATGCGCATGTTTATGCCCTACTATAGGGGTAGATGTGTTTTCGGGTAGAATTAGAATCACAATCGATGTATGTGTCTTCGGGTGCTTTTTTTCGGAGGCAGTATATTTTTGGTGGGAGAGCCCGCTCCGTTTTCCGCGCCCACGCATAGAATCTAGGGGACTCGATGCGACCGGCGGAACAACCTCGATGATCTCCATTCCCTAAATTCTGCGTCCATTTTTTTGCTCGACAAACGTTTAAGGGGCGCGCGACACATATTTATTTGCGTTCCACCATTTTTGTAAGCGTTCGGACGCTGAGGAATTATTGTCGTTGGTTAAAAATTCGGCAGAAATCTCGTGTGGGTGTTCGAATTGGTAGGGACACGAACCTTCGTGACAAAAAATCTCCTTCCATTCGTCGGGTACAGGAACTAGGCGTTTTTCTTCCATGTCCCAAACTTGAACGCGTATATCTTTGAGTGAGGGTGCAGCTGTATTTGCGTAGTTCGGGAAGAATAAATAGCGTCGTCGCCAAATCGCCCAGGGCTCAGCGCGTGTATCGGGATTAGGTCTCAGATTTCGTATATATGTAGGCGGTAAATCAACAGGAGGTTTTGCTGAGATGTCGTATTCCCAGTAGCGACGGTAGAATTCCGCCCAATCGCGTGGTACGCGTTTCTGATCGAGGTGAACGCGCTCGTGAAAAAGGACGTCATTGCGACGTGTGCCGGACCATACACCTTTTGTCATACGAATCGTATTTTTATCGGTTGTATGTGGCAAGGCTTCTTTACATTCATCATTGACGATTTGTATGACGCCGTTGGGAGTTTGGATTGTTTCCAGAATC